CGACAACACAACCCACTTCCTCTTTTCCTTGGAATAGACACAGTAAGTAGAATTCACGAGTGCCAGATCCCTGGAATAGTAGTTCTTCCCTAAAGAGAACTCTAGACCAACGGATCTGGTACAGCGTTTCCACTTGTGATACTCCTTCGGTGAACAGGGAAACAGAACGTCATCGCCATTAATGCGCATGAAACGCGATCGGGGAATAGCCATGGTGGAAGCTGCCCTGTTTATCAAACAGAGAAGCGGAAACGATAGGATATGTCCCATCATCTGACCTCGAGTAATGTCCTTAGGTTCCATTCCCTTTAACTCAAGGGAAGAGCGTACAAGCGAGTGGACGACCAACTTTTTGATCCACGGTACAAATTGCACCAATTGTGGGTCCAAAAAGGAAAAGTCAGTACGTTCCAACATGGCCTTTGCAGCGTATTCCGTATATTCCAGAAAGATATTGTCAGTGGCAGCAGAGTAATCTCCGGAAACAACCTTTTGTTTCCGCTCTAGATCCAGCCCCAAAAGGGCTTGTTCTACAGGAATCCCGCCTATCAGTTGATAGATGGGATGAGACCTCATGGCACCATGCCAAGCTTTCTGGATCGGAGTAAGCAGCTGTAAGAACCAGTTGGACTTCGTGACGATTCGAACCTTTAGAGGTTCGGTCAACCCAGTCGCCTGTACGGGTAATCTCTTCCATTCCTGATCAGGAAGACCTGTCTCGGACATCGCCCGACGAAACATAATATCCAGGAACTCATTCCACAGACCGATTGGTGTGCCAAAAGTCAAGTCATCTTCTGAACACTTCCAGAGGTTATTTAGGTCATCGTAGAAGAATCTGGACTCCACCGTTTCCTGCAGTATATCATCTGCGACGAAACGTTGGAGTCCACCTTCTGCACGGGACTTTTCATAACATGCGGAAGTGCTCGGAGCGAACGGCTTGGAGTAGTCGGCTACCATGCGACCACCCTGAAGAAATTCGTCAATGGATTGCTCTATACTTCCATACATCTTCCGTTTCCTCGGAAGATCACCCGGAGATACACGAGTCACCGCATCACCAAACTCCCTCACCTTCTCACGCACCATCTCGCCAGTGAAAGACGGAAATAGTCTCTTAGAATAGAGTAGGAGAGCACCTATGCGAATCTTCCTCGACTTGCCCGTTTTCGATGTCTTCCGATTCCGTATAAAATTACGGAATCCAGGAGAACATAAGGAAAGCGGGTTGAATCGTTGCGGAGGTGTGTCGTCACCAAGAAACCAGGGAAGCCAGAAGGCCACCCAATTCTTGAGGACAGACATAACTTCCGGAACAGATGAAGTCGGGGGAGATGGGCATAGAACGTTTTTAAACTCATATCCTATGAGACGGAAGGTTTCAACGAGTGCGTTGTCTGACTTGTGCCAGACACCCTTAGCGCTCAACTTGGATACCTGGACTGGATCGGCAACCAGTTCGGGTATCCGTACGAGAAAGTCAGCGCCTTTTGGTCCTCGATTCAGAGGACTACGAAGATGCATGTCT